GTTTTCCACCACCAGGTTGATGCCGAAGGGCTTGAGCACTGAGCGGATAATCTGCTCGGGCGTATTGTTTTTATACTCCATCGTTTTTGAGATGACGCTCGAGGTTTCGAGCTCAAGATTGTTGGCACACTGGATCTCGATGTGGTGCCGGCGGGCGTCGACGAATACCTGCCGCGTCGTCACCTTTCCGGTGAAGGCCAACTGACCAGCGAGCGTAACCGTGCAGAACGCTCCCGGCATGATCTGCAGTTTTGTAAAACTTTGAACCAGTGGCGCGGCTTCGCTGCAAGTGAAGCGGCAGAGATAGGGCGGGCGCCCGCGGAGGATGTGCTGGACGGAAACGCTCTCCCAATCTTGGAAGTTGGTGCCATTGACGGTGAGGATGGCGGTCTCGGTGAACTTCGCCATATCACTCGAAGGCCCACTCGTTGAATGTCGTCACGGCGCCGCCGGCGGCAGGCGCCTGTGGCGAGCGGCTGATTTGTACCTTCTTAAAGGCGCCGTCGGCGCTGGCGTTGCCGACCACGCCGCGCGGCATGTTCTTAAAGTCGACACTGACGTTAGCCGAGCCCAGGTCGCCGCCGGTGATCCCACGCAGCGAACTGTCGATGCGTCCGCGCCCGCCGCCGGCGGCAATGCGCGCCTCTTCCTCGGCAAAGCGCTGGCTGTCGGCCCAGGAGAAATTACCGGCGCCAGGCCGCGACCCTTTCCAGAAATTGAATATGCCTGAAGTGCCAGGTACGGCCACCCGCCCCGGCCCGCCGGCATTGGGGTCGCCCCGCATGCCCTGGTCGGTTCGGCCTTGCGCCACCATGCTGCCGCCGGCAGCCGAGGCGACCGCGGCCTCGGATTGCGCGCGCGAGCGCCCGCGCGTCGTGGTGAGCTGTCCGCGATTGATGGGGCCGTAGAAGCCGCTGTTTAATTCCTTCTCGATGGTCCAATTCGGGTTCTTCTTTTGGATCATCAAAGTGCGGTTGAGCAGCGCCTCCATCGTAGCGGTGCGCGGGCCGACGCCGGACTCCTCCGACTGCAGCATGCTGTAGACTTTTTCTTTGAGCTGCGGATTGGCGTTGATTTCGTCCAGCAATGGTTTCCGCTGCGCCGCGATCGCCTCGTTGGGCGTGCCGGCCCCCGCTGGGATCGCCGCCGTGTCGGCGCCAGGGCCGAGCTCGCCGCCGCCGCGGCCACCGCCGCCGCGAAAGCCGGGCCGAAATAACATGCCGCCCCCACCAGCCCCACCGGTACCGCCGGCGCCACCGGGACCGGGGTGCTCCTCGCTGCTCTTCTGCATCATGTCGCGCATGTCGCGCAGCAGGCTGTTGGAATCCTTGGCGGTCTCTTGTTGCTCGACGCTCTCGGGAGAGAACGAGCGCGGGCGCGCGTTCTTCGGGATCGCCGCTTCGTCCTCGCCGCCGCCGAACAGGTACTCGTAGCCGGACTTCTTCTCGTTTTGCTGCTTGATAAAATCGTCCGGCTTCATCTGCCCCTGCGGGCCGCGCGACTTTAAAAATGCGTCCACCTTTTCGAGTGCCTCGACGATCCACTGGAACTCTTGGACGGTCGTCTTGATGGTCGGGATCACATAGGCCTTAAAGAACTCGTCAAAACTTTTCGCGAATTCTTTGGTGGCTGCGTCAAGTTTATCAACGCCGCCCATTTGCTTCGTGATTTCTTCGAGCATCGTGTTCGACATATGCGTCCAGACATTGTCGAACGCGGTGCCGAGATTGGTCATTTGCTTGTGGTATTTTTCCGCCGCCTCCTCATTGATTTTCCAAGGCTGCAGCAGGCCCTCCATGCCTTTGCGACCGGCCTCCCAGGCGGCGCGCGACTTGCCGGTGATCTCCACCAGATAATCTTTGAAGCGCTCGCCGCCGCGATTGTAGGCTTCCTGCAGGAGGTTGTTTGCTTCCTGCTGTTTGCCGGCATTCATCAAGAGCCGCACCTGCTCGGCCAGCACCGGGCTCGAGGCCTGCAGGGCATTATAAAACGATGAGGCCTGCTGGTGCGTGCGCAGCTCGGTCAACTTGGCACCGAGCGAAGCGATCTGCCCCGAGGCCTCGCCGGCATCGATGCCGGCAGCGGCCAATTGCACCCGCATCTTCTGCACGGCGTCGACGGTAAAGCCGGTATTGAGTGCGAAATTGCGCAGCTGCAATTGACCGACCGCAAACACGTCCATCGCCTTTGCGGCGCCGATGAAGGCCGCAGCCAGGCCCGCGGGCCCTTTGAGGAAGTCGAGCAGGCCGCCGGTTTGCTCGCGCATGCCGTGAATGCTGCGCGAGTGTTTCTCAACGGTCTTGCCAAACCGATCGGTCTCGTCGGTCAGCTTCTTCATGCCGCTGCCGCCCGAGTCGTTGAGCGAAGCGATCTTGGTTTTTAGGTTGTCGACCTCGGTGCCGAGTTGGCGAAAGAACGCCAGCATGGCATCTGAGTCAAAGTCGTTACTCGCCATCGTCCAGCGGCCTTATTTTTTCCTGGAGCTTCACCGTCCACATCACATGCCGCATGACTTCCGAGAACGGCATGTGCAGGAATTCGCGCGGGTTACGTCCGTAGTATTTCGCCAGCCGATAGCAGTCGAGCACCAGGCGCTCGGAGGCCGGCCCGTCTATATCTCGGGAGTAAAAAAACGGTGGGCGAGTAACAGCGCCGCCGCGCCCCAATCTTTCGGGTGCATCTGCTTGATGGTGGACGGCGGCACGTTCGCCAGCCGCGACATCATGGCGAACATGGCCTTCGTTTCAAAGGTCAGCTTCGGCTGCTCGCCGGTCATAAAGTCGATCATGATCGGCGTGCCGCAGGCCTCGATATCGGCGGCGGTCGGCTCGCGGAATTTGAGCTCGCTCACCTCGTCGCCATGCGCGATCACCGGCTTACGCAAAGGCATAGAGAGCCCGGTGAATTCTACGCCGTTGGCCGGCTTGGCTGGTTCGGCAGGATCGAGCTTAGGAGCAGGCGCCGGCTCGTCCGTCATGCCATGATCTCGTCACAGCTGATGCCTTCCCATTTCACCCGCACCAGGCCGTCGCGGGCGTTGATGGCAAGCGCCGACACGCACCAGCCTTCGCGCAACACATAGACCGACTGATTGGCGAGCTCGGCGGTGATGGTGACGTTGGTCATCGCGTCGATATCCTCGATCGAAAGGCCGGGCGTGGTCGACACGTCGCCTTCGATCGAGGGCACCCGCGGCAATTCCGAATAGCCGTGAATGTAGTCCTGGCCGGCGATGCCGGCCCGCTCGATCACCGATGGCGTCACGGTGAAGTTGCCGCGCAACGGGTATTGATTGCCGTCCACTTTGAGGAAGGCAGTCCCCGCAATTCTCTGTGCCATGTAGTCTCTCCGCTATGTTGCTGAATGTCGCTCAAGGTTGCTGATTGTCGCGACTAGGCGGCGATGACGGTGTCGAGGCCGCGGTCGTACTGCAGGCGGAACTGCGCCAGCACGGCGAATACGCGCAGTTGGTTCACAAGGTCGGGCGGGTAGAGCACGTTCACCCGATTGGGATCGTTCGGGTCACGCTCGACGATGAGGTTGTTCTTGAAGGCCTTGCCGTTTTCTACAAGGCCGTTGAACTCGTCGATGCGATACTGCGCGACCAGCTCCGCCTTGATAATCATCGGCGTCACGATCGCCTGGCCGGCGCCAAAACGGGTGCCGTCGTCGGCCAATTTGTGCCGCGGGAATTTCGAGGTGATGGCCTGGCGCTGGTTGCGCAGGAGCGTCCACAACGTCGCCATTGTGGTCACCAGCTCATAGGCATCGTCCGAATTTCCGTACAGGTTGCGGGTATAAGTCGTCGACTCCCGCATGATCATCGGCACGTCGACCTTCACGGTCTGCGTGGCGATGCCGCCGTAAGCGAGCTGATTGAGCTCCGAGATCAGGAAGCGACTCTTAAACGGCGCCGGCAGACAACTATCAAGCGACAGCGTCTGCAGGGGCCGCGCCGGATCATTCACCAGCGCACGCGCCGCCTTGGCGCAATAGGCCGCCGCCCATTCGTAGGTCGGCGTTGGCGCCAGGAGCTCGATGCCGAGCACCGAATTCTGGCCGCTGTTGCGGGTGGCCCCGAACGTCAAAAGATTGGCGACGGTGTCCCGCTTGGCATTGAACAGCGCACCATAGTGCTGGCGCACAAAGCCCCAACGCCCGGTATCGGAGAAGCCGAACTCGGTCTCCCAGGCCATCAGCGATGTCGAGTCGGTAAACGGCATGGCGACATAGTCGACCTCCGACTCGCCAAGGTTGCTGATGCCAGCGGTGAACACCGGATCTCCGGTGCCACCGGTCATCGGCGTATAGGTCAGCGTCAATCCCGGCGGCAGCATTTCGCCGCCGACGGTGCCGTAGTAGCTGTCCGAGAAATGGATGTCGTTGCCAACGGTGCCTTTGAACTTGGCGGTGACGGCCACCGAGGCGGTGGTGGCAACCGCGATCACCGGCAGCGACGGATTGGCGTTGATGGCCGCAGCAATCGAGGTGGCGACGATGGTCGGCGTATCAGTGGCGCCGACATAAACCGGCACGTTGTAACCGGCGATGTAGAGATCGATGGTGCCAGCCGCGGTGGGTGCGGTGGCAACCAGGATCGAACCGGCAGCCGCGGCGCCAGTGGGCTCCGCCACCGGC